CGATCCTTACGCAGTATTGTGATGGAAAGAAGGTTTCTTGTCCCGAATGGATGACCTTATTGCAATTGCATATAAAGTTTTTAGTGAGCTCCTACTGTTCATTTTTAAGATTTTAAAAATTGACGCTTTTCTAACCTATGTCTTCTTTATTTCGGTTAATTAATTGACTACGAAAAAGCTTGAAATCCGCATAAATTCAAGCTTTTTGTTGTGTCCAAATGTATAAAAAGAGGGTATTTTTTTGTTTTTTCATTTTTGCAAGAAAATACCCCCTTTTACTGCATCATAATACCCCCTTTTGTTGCAGAAATATACCCCCTTTTATTTTTCTACTTTTCTCTCATATTCAAAATAACAAAAGGATCAGAGTGGCTTTCTCTGATCCTTTTTTATCTTCTTTTTATTAATGCCTTTGCAATACAAGATTGTACATACTGTCAATGTCTCCTGCTTCTTCGTCTACTCCTGCTACGTAAGAAGTATGTCCTTTGCTTCCTCGGATTTCAAAATAAGCTTCATGTAGTCCTACGATTTTCTTTTCTGCTTCTTCTCTCGTTATGTCGCTGTCTGTTTTAAGCGACACATCGTACCAGAAATTCACCTCTCTTGCAATTGCTGCTAATACTAATTTTTTATTCATTTTTGTTTCCCTCCTACCTTTATTTAATCTTTTCATACAGTTTCTTGATGCCCACGGCATATTTTTTCTTATCTTTCATCTTTCTCATATTTAATTATGTTTCCTGGCTGCATTTCCAATAATCTGCACACTTTATCAAGAGCATTTATTCCAATAATCTCTCCTTTTCTTATTTTCTGCAGTGAACTTTCAGAAAGAATTTTTTCGTCCCTAATCTTCGTTGTATTGTATCCTTTTTCCTTTAGTTTATTATAAACATCTATTTTGTACGTTATCATTTTTCTTCATTTTCCTCCTTGTTCTTGATCATATCTTTGTGTTCTTCCAGGAACTTACCGAACATTTCTTTTTCGGCTTTCTCTCTTGCTTCTCTTGCATCTTCTTTATTTGGGAATCTTCCCAAATAATAGTGCTTTCCTTTAAATTCTATCTGTGCCAACCATTTATTTCTCCTTTTATCCCAAGACACTCCTTTTATTCCAGAAGTGTTTGTCTTTGGCTTTTTCATCGTCAGCCTTCTTATACTTGTTCCTTCAAGGCATTGTTTCTTTGTTTCTTCTGCCATTCTTTTGCCTTGCTCTATTTCATGCGGTTTTCTTAGGCATCCGCAGCTTTGTACCCTTCCTTTTGTAAGACTTCCGCTGTCAACGAAATTTACGTTTCCGCAATCGCAAATACACTTCCAAATAATAGCACCGTTAGATGCTTTTCTTTCTGTTGGTTCTATTGCTGTTAGTCTACCGAATTTCTTTCCTGTTAAATCATTCATCTTTATTCTGGTAGTACACCCACAGTCTTTCCCATTTTTTATGTGCTCTGCTCGTGTTGTGAATATTTTCCCACAAGCAGGGCAAACAATTTTTGCCATTGTCCTTTTGTTTTCTCTGTAAACTTCCAGTATTTTGAAGCCGTTTACTGTTTTGCCCTGCATTTCCAACCATTTTGTTCTCATATTTAGTCACCTATCGTATTAAGACATCCTCAACAATGTTATTTTTACACCAAAAAATAAAATTTGTTGAGTTCCTAGCGTTTATATATGCAGAAACTGTAAATACATCATCTGTGAAATAATCTTTATCATCCACAATAACATCTGTTTCTCCCTGCTCTTCATAGTCTTCAAAGTCGCAAATAATTTCGTCACAATCTACATCGTTCCAGTTCATGCCGATGTATTTTTCCTGTAATGTTTTTAAAATTTCTTCTTTTTTAATCATGGTTTATATCTCCTTTTCTTTATTATAATTCAACATAATTATTTTTCTTATTATTTGCATAATTACTTCTCGTAGATACTGTGTAGTACGCTCTGTTTCTTCCGTATTTTCTCCAGATACTCCATTTAACACTTCCACCAAATTCTCTTGTCAGTTCGCTGTCTTTTTCTGCGATTACCAACGCTTCCTCGTAAGAGACATCGTATTTTTCAGAAATTATTACTGTCTTTTTTGCTTCGTCCCATGCAAGTTTCATGCATTCAGAAAATAATACTTTTTCGTTTTCTTTTAATTCTCTGAATTCATTTCGATTATATAATTTATTTATAACTTTGCTGTCTTCTTCTTTTTTGATTTCCCAAGCTCTTTTCATGATTTTTGACATATTGTATTTTTTCATTTCTGAAATCTCCTTTCTTCTCTTAACTTATCTTTATATTACACCAAAAATGGTGTAATGTCAATAGATTTTTACACTTTTTTTGGTGTAATTTTATGTATAAAAAAAGACCAGGGATTTTCTCCCTGGCTTAATTGTTATTTAAGATATTTAGTTGCTACATATCCAGTAGTTGTTTTGTATTTAACCTTCGTCCATGAAGTTCCTTTTTTAACTACTTCTACTTTGACACCCTTCGGAATCTTTCCAAGCTCTTTTGATTTCGCATTTGCAGCGCTCCTGATCGTAAGAGGATCTTTCTTCGTATTTACTGTTGCATACGTTTTTTTCTTTGCAGTTTTCTTTTTAGCAGTAAGAAAAAGCTTCCGTTCTGCTTTTCTTCTTCTTGTCAATCCGTTCAGCACTTTACCGCCAGCTTTATTGTACTGGAGCATCTTTGCGGCGATCGTCGCCCTTGATCTTGTCCCGTTGGCAGTTAACGCATCAATACTCCCGATATTGTACGCAAACGATACTAAAGCATCAATCTCGTTCTGATTCCATTTGTATTTATTGTTATACTTCATTACCTTTGGAAGATACTTTTTGTTAAGTGCCTTTTCCAACCAGTTATCCGCCGTTTTCTCTGTTATCTTGAGTCCAGCTTTAACTGTTACTTTTGTAATCACCTTATCTGCATTTGTTATTCCGTAACCGATCGTCCAAACTCCGACTTCATCTTTATAAGATTTTAGGTATAATCCTTCAAACTCTTTTACGAGTTTAATACATTTTTTACTTACTGCTGCCATATTTAATCATCTCCCTTATCTGTATCTTCCGGGATGTCTGCTTTGCTTTCCACTTGGGATCTGATATTTTTCACAAGTGGTTCTAAAAATGTCGGTATCTTTCCTCCTGCATCTTTAATATTTTCCAAAATTGAAATAATCTCATTGCAATCAATCCAAACTGCTACAATACATGCCACCAAAAACGTAAATGGTAATGCAATTCCCATCATATTAGATGCATATAAAAGTAGCTGATCAACAATTGCTCCAACAACTACCAGCAACCACATACACACCTTTTTAAAAATCCCTCGAATTGATTTGTAAGAATTTATGTCCTCGGCTCTGTATTTACTAGCAATCAACCCAGTTATATAATCAACAATGTTACATGCAACCATTAGGTACACGGGCACCGCTAACACTCCAAGTAGTGATGATAAAAAAGCAATTACTGCCGTAAACATAATTTTAACATTGTTCATCTGTTCCATTTTCTTCATTTCCCTCACTTTCCTTTCTTTGGTTAGAAAATTATTATTTTGCACATAAAAATAAGACCTGCCAAGGTCTTGCACGTATTTCCATATTTTGTCTCCTTTTGTTAGAAATGCAAAAGGACGTTCTATTTTTGAACGTCCTTTCTTGTTTTATATTATACAACGCTTATGACTACTTTTTGTTGCTTCTTCTATTACATCTGCGTATTCTAATGTTGTAGCCAAGAAGTTCTTTGATCTCTTCGATTGACATCCCGTGACTTCTTGCATCTGTGGCAGTTGTATGCCTGATCAGATGCGGATGAATTCTTCTTTCTATTCCAGATTTTTCTCCTAGTTCCCGAAATCCTACCTTAGTTAAAACATTGTTTTAATTCTTTCATCTGATTATCTATATATGATTCAATTGTTGTAAATCCTTTTCTATGATCAAATCCTTTTCTTCTCAATTCTGCTCTTACTGTCATTAATTCTTCTTTTACTCCTTGTAGAGCTAAAATAGCTCCAATCTTCATATCCTCATTCATGTTCTTCTCCTTTCGCCTGCTTTAGTTAATTAGTTGAATTCTGCTTTAGTTAACCAAATTAATTTTATCTATTGAAATAGTACTTTACAATTTTTTTGTTTGTTTTATACTTATAAACATTAAGATATGTTCATTTAGGAGGTCTATTTTGAAAAAAGTATCTAACAATTCATTATTTTTTAAACTACTTTCATTGCTTTTATTTGTTTCATTAATATTTGTATTATTTTCATCTGGATATGCAAATCGTATAGCTTACAAAATAGGTATAAAGTTTGAATCACCTATTAAAACTGACTCCTATAATTCGTGGGAAAATTGTTTAAAGCAATTAAATGTAAAATCTGATATTGTATTTATTGGAGATTCATTGACTGCAAACGGAAATTTTCAAAAAGCTTTTCCAAATACATCTGTATGTAATCTAGGATGTTACGGAGATAGGATCGTTAATGTTCGTTCAAGAATCAGTACTGTGTCTTCTCTTCATCCTTCCAAGGTTTTTATTGCTTGCGGAGTCAATTCTCTTGCTTGTAGAAATTTAAAAACTTGCAAATATCAATATTCTATGTTAATAAACGAATGTAAAAAGACAGTTCCGAATACTGAAATATTTGTTTGTTCTGTTTTGCCTACAGCAAACGCAAAGAATCCTTACTGTAGTAACTCCAAAATACGTTCCTTTAACAATTTTCTAAAAAAATTATCCCAAAAACATAATCTGCAATTTATTGATTTATATTCTGCTTATGAGCAAAACGGTTATCTTCCTAATAAGTACACAAACGATGGCTTGCATTTGACACCGGATTCATATTCTATTTGGTATAAATCTGTAAGCAAATATATCAACTCCTAGAAACTGCCTTCTAGGAGTTTTTTGTTATACTTGATATGCCATCCAGTTATGAACGATTCTCCTAAAGTGCTTCCACCCATGCGTTGCAATATGGTTTCCTGTTACAATAAAAGATTCCGACTTAATTGATCCATTTACATTATCTTGAATCTGTCTACAATGCTTTTCTATATCAATATATGGAAAACCGTGTCTTTCTGCTGACCAGATTATATTTTCATGTCCTACACCGCTTTGAACCGGAAGAATAACTCCAACTGGAATATCACCTCGACAATAATAAGAAACTTGTGTGAATAACCATTCCATAGCGCCCAGTGCTGTTTGAATATTTACATTATCTCTATCTGTTGTTGTACCTTTGTTACTACAATTTGTTCCCATCATAAAAAATATAGCGATATCCTCTGGTAACATCAATGTTTCTTGACCAATAGGTTCTTTCTGTAACAATAGATTCCATTGACCAATAGCCGAATGTCTAGCTGTTGTGGTATTATCTTCTTCCTCTGTTACTTCGAAAGTAGCACCATAAGAAGCAAATGATGTAACAGTACATCCATAACGATTCTCAAATAGTTCTCTATTCGCACTGTTCCAATTATCCATATTAGAATCTCCGATCATATACACTCTACGACCATATAGATTGTTAGGTTTACCAACCTGTTCTAATATTTTTGAATCAATGCTATTGTCAATATTCTTCATGATTCCAGTACTCAACTGTTTAGCAAGTCGTGTAATATCATAGTTATCTGTTAATTTTAGAAAATGTTTTTCTACTTCTAAAAAATCATATCCCTCAGTATTTATATTCGGATTTTCTGGCATCATTGTGCTAGTTTTGCACAATCTTAAATATTTCGCTGATTCATTTGTAATTTCAAATATTCCTTTTGTATCGTAAATGCCAATCCCTGTGCTATCATGACCAGTTAGTACAGTTGGTAATAAATTTACATTGTCTAATATGTTTTTCTCAGCATCTAATACTAATAAGCGTCCTTTTGTTGTATCGTTATAGTTAGATGTTCTAGCCATAATATTAGTGTAATATGTACCAATTCCGTTTATAGGAATTTCATAAGCTACCACTTCCGTATCGTCATACCACCTATTATCAGCCCATCGTTTATTGCCTAAAAATTCAGCGTTATCAAATAAATTCGCAACATCCTCGTCTATAAAATTTGTTTTAATTGGAGTAACAGATTTATCATCCAATCCAACAGTTATTTGGTTTCCATTTCCATCGTATAATAACATTAAAATTCACCACTCTTTCCAAAATAAGGATTTTTATGATCTGCATTAAATAAGATACGAATATAATGTGTTGACGCATTATTAGTGTACTCTGTAATGCTTTCATACGCAGCACCACCCGTATTTATTTGAGTTGTATTGAGTCGTGTTTTATTTGCATCATAGAGCTCAAAATATTGATTGTACGCTTTACTTCCATCCGACAAAGTTGTTGTTATATTATGTTTATACACTGTACTTGGTTCGACTTCTATGAATGGTGTGATAAAAGCTGTTGAACCATCTGCACTAGCACCATTTCCTAAATTACCACTTGTACATTGAGATTTTTTGATTAAATTATCTGTTCCTTTTTCTGCAACGACTGTTATTACTACATTTCCAGTCACACTATTTATCGTTATTTTCCCATTTGAATAAACACTATCTGTAATATCAATCCCTTTCATTGTTACTCTACAGCTATTAATTACATATTTAGAATCAGCAATAATAGTTGTTGTATAACTATTTCCTTTTGCCACACTCAACTCTGTATTCGAAGATGTACAATGTGTAAGATTGTTAGTTATACTATAGACATCTCCGGCTAATGCTTTTCCTAATTCATTGATATTGTTTACTTGATCCGTAGTGTAGATCGCATTTTTCAAAATATTTAGCAAAATATTTTTTGCAGCATTATTTAATCCGCTACCAGACCCTTGTAAATCAGATATAGATTCCTTTAGTGAACCAATTTGCTGTCCAACTATTGCCGAATCTGCTGCCTTATCTGATTGCGTAAGCGTTTTATCTGTTTGGATCGCCGCGCTGTTATAGACTCCGCCTGGTACCCAGGCTGTTCCGTTCCATGTATACCAGTTTCCTGCTGTATATCCGTTTTCTGATCCTGTATAAACATATACTTTTTTCTTATCTGTCATTGCAGAAACGGTACTTGCTGTCAATGGAGATCCATAATCGTCTTTATTAGCTTTCTTATCATCTAATTCCGCTATTTTATTTTTGTTATCTTCAACCTCTCCTGCAAGATCATCAATAACCCTATACTCATTTGACGATAAATATTCTGATTGCGCCATTAATGATTCTGTTACAGTTATATTAAAAATAAAGCTTTGAACCTTCTGTGATCCTTTTCTTAAATCTAGCTGACATTTTACAATGCCCGTTTCTGCGAGAGTTTGCTCCGTTAAATCAATTGTTACTTTATTTCCGGCTACCAAACAGTTATTGTAAATTTCCTTTCCGGATTTTTTAATCGCATAAAATCGTGCCGATACATTCGTCATATCAACGCCAATTATATTGCACGTCAAGGTTCTTCCTGTATCGCCCTGGACAACTTCTATTTTTTCCCTAAGTCCTTCTTCTGTAAAATCTAACTGTATTTTTTCATTTATCATAGCCATAGCTACCCTCCCTATTTAGGCTTGGACACAGATGTAATAATGCCATCCTTTACTGTAATTGATCCCTCCGTCCAACTTAGTCCACTCGATGTTTTTTCAATGTCTTTTACAATCGGTATATCTCCTGACCATCCTGTTGCCCCATTACTTACTGCAAAGTTAGTGAGCTTATATCCATTCAGATTAAGATTTCCTTCCAAATTAAGATCACATAACACATTCAATGCCTTCCCTATTAAATTTGTATATTTTCCTTTTGTATACACCATAATTGGTTTATATCTATCTCCATTTCGCACACCCCAAAACATGTAATCACCGTCTTCAAGCTCAAATACCAATCCTGTAACGTTATCATCATTTCTTAAATTATTTGAACCAATTCTTCCGGTGTTTTGATTATTATTTTTTATTTTCATTGTTGCATCCGAAATTTCAACAGAATCATTCCCTGATAGATTTTTTATTGTCGCATTGCCTGCAACAAATTCTCCAGTGTTTAAATTCCAGTAGTTTCTCCCAGTCTGATCTGCTAACAGTCCGGCTACGATCGTGTCTGCGATCATTCCTGCTGCTGTGATCGCTGTCGTCCAGTCCCAGTCCTTTCCATCTGTTGTTCGTCTTTTACTTATCATCAGCCCTTGTGTGCCAATTGCAAGCGCTCCGTATGTTTCGCTGCTTTCGTCCAGGTTTTCAAACAGAACTGCCATGACATCTTGTTTTTTCGCAACATTGTACTGTGCTCTTAGGCTTGTCATTGCTCCATTAATAAAACCTTTTATTTTTTCGGCAACAAGTGATCCATCTGGTCGAATTGCTTCATCGATCTTGTTAATGCTTGCTGCGACGTCATCAAAATAATTTGATTGTTTTTCAAAATCCCCCAGGACTACGGATGTTACCTTTTTCTTGATGCAGTCGTACTTCATCTCTATAACTCTTGCATCTGTATTAATGCCCAGTTTGCAATGCCTACAGTGGATTGTGTCTCCGAGCGATACTTCTTCGAGCACTGCGTAATCTTTGTACAGATCTGTATTTTGCAAAAGAATCATGTCGGCATCAATTGCAATCGTTGGCTCATCGAGTCCCAGGTCAAACTGATCGTTGCATTCTTTTGTTAATGCAGCGTCAAGTTCTTCCTGTGTCTCGCACACTGTCCATCCTTCTTTGATCGCTTCGTCCCTTGCTTCCTGTTCTTCTTCTTCTCCTTTTGCTTTAAGATCGTCAATCTTCTTTTTGATCTCATTTCTTTCTGTCAAGATCTCGTCTAACCGTTTTTCATAATCTTTCGCTTTGATCTTCTTTTTCTTGTATTTTCGCTCAAGCTGTCGCTGCTTTTCTCCGTTTGCTACAAGCTTAACTTGTAGCTGTCCTAATTCTTTTAAGTTTTCTTCCTGCTTTGACGTATCTTTCATTCGTACGTTTGAGAACGTAATTGTTGCTGTTTTTATCGTTGGATAACTATTAATTAACGCAGAATCTACATACCCATGATTAGACATCGTTATTCCATCGTATCCCTTTGGATAGATTCTTGTCACAACATTTCTTGTGTCAATTTCTTCTGTGAGTCCATCAGCTTTGATATTTTTCCCATATCTTAGCTCCACTCCATAATCGCCACCAACTCTTTTATTAATAATTACCGTATGGTTGTCAAACAAGATCTCGCCACCCCACCGATTTATAAACGAGTTTTCATCGTCGCCGTTGATAGCTTCGATTAAATTCATGTATTCATAGTACGCAACTGATACCCAGGGGATATCAGAGCTTGCAGAGTACTTATTGTTTGCTGCTGTCATGATATCCAAAGCTTCTTGACCGTTTTTCATCGTTGGTCTTACATCTACTAGGAAGCAATCATCTTTTGCATCCATAAAGATCGGTTCAAGTGATGCCGTTATCTGCGAGTCTGATTTTTCTTTTTTCCGAATTCTGAACAGCTGCTCTCCGTTAAAACTTGGCATTTTTACAACCGCCTCATCTTCTATGTATTTCCAACGACCACCAGCATCGATCGGATGTGACAGTTCTGCCGTCCATGTCCCATTCAGGACGGTATGAACAGTTGCTTTAGACGGCATCAATGTCATGTCTCCATTTTTGTCAAAGCTCGTATTGTCCGGCTTATAAATTTGTATCATAGGCACCTCCAGTTTGGTATAACCTTCAAGCCAAATCCTTCTGTTATCTCTATTGTGTTATCTCCTTCTTTCAAGTACAGTTCCTGATAATCTCCTGTGACGGATGTATTCATCATTCTTCCATCTTGTCTATACGCAAGCATCAGGTCGGTGTCAATTGTTACATTTTGACCAACCTCGGCTACAAATTCATTTCCATTCACTGTTAATGTACATCTGCCGTTGCCCGTGATCAGATACGTTGGATGCGAAACTGAATAAGGATTGTAGAGCACTTCTTGTTTTTCGTACTCACAAGTTCCAGAAGCAAGATACTGATGTCCTTCACAGATAAATTCAACTTCAAATTCTCCCACCTGTTTTACTTCTCGCTCCGAGCTGCCTATTGTTGTATGTTTCACTTTGTAATAATAGCCCGGCATGTCCTCAAGAATTAACTTGTTGTCCGTTTTATCAAGCAGCCATTTTCTCGCCTTGCGAAAAAGGTCTTGCCATTTTGCCGGATCAGCTGCAAATACGAATGTGATCTTGATTGTAATGTCATTAATAAATTCTTCTTCCGAGTACAGTTTCCCGTCTCTTCCTTGTATATCTATTGTTTCGTAGCGATATTCTGGCGCCGGTATTGCTGGTCTTTCTTTTACCAGCACCCCGGCTTCTGTGTTTGTTTTTTTGTTTCTCTTTATTAAGTACATGCTTAGCTCCTGTCTTTGTCAGAGTCTGACAAGATCAACGTCCTCTGAATCTGTTGCTTGTGATCCTGTTGTTATTAATTCCTTTTTCTGCCGTTTTGACGATGTATGCATCAAATTCGTGATTGCCGACTTGTACAGTTACTGCATTGTTCAAATTCACACTCGCTCCTGCTGGCTGTAATCCGTTCAGGTTTGTTGTGATACCTGTGTTCATTTGATCCGCAACGCTTTGCATTGCATCTTTTACCTTATACACATTCTTGTCAATTCCTTTTGCGAGTCCGTCTATAAAGTCCGGCATCCATGTCTCGTAATCCCTTAATGGTCCTTCGTCTGGCCGTGAGAAATGTAGGAAGCTTCTGATCTTCCCAGCTAATCCTTTGACTCCTTCTACAATCTTATTGATTCCTGAAAAGATTCCGTTTTTCAATCCGTTAATAAAATCAGATCCCCAATGATAAGCAGATCTTGCAAGGCCGAATATAAATCCTTTAATTGTATTAAATGGACCTTTCACGATTCCGGCTATCGTTGAAACAACCGTCTTGATCCCTGATCTCATTTTTGTAAATGCTCCAACTGCTACGCTTTTAATCGTGCTTGTTACAGTCGTGATCACACTCCTTATTCCGTTAAATACCGTTGTGATCACCGTTTTAATTGCATTGACCACTGTTGTGATCGCTGTCTTGATTCCATTCCATACTGTAGTAACTACTGTCTTGACTGCGTTGAATACAGTAGTTATAACTGTTTTGATCGCATTGAACACCGTTGTGATTACTGTTTTGATCGCATTAACTGCCGTTGTGATCGCTGTCTTGATTCCATTCCATACCGTGGATATAAACGTTTTCACTGCACCGAACACCGTCATAATTACACTGCCTATTGCATTTACTGCGCTTGATACAGCGCTTTTTACAGCATTCCATACATTACCAAGGAATGTTGTAATCGTGCTCCAGTTTCTTATGATTGCTATTACTGCGGTAATAGCTGCGATCACTCCAGCTATAATCGGCAAGAATGGTACAAGCGCCGTTGCCGAAAACGTTGTAAAGATTGTCATGATCGCAGCTATCGCTGGCGCTAATGTTGTAAACAGTGCAATTAATCCTGTAATTGCTATAATGACCGCTTGTATCGGCCCTGGTAATGATCCGAACGCCTGTGCTATTGTTGATATAACATTAACAATAGGTTGTAGAGCTGTAACAATCTGTGTTCCAATCGGAATCAAGCTGTCCTGTAGCTTCCTGAGTGCTCCTTCCCATTTCTCTCCTGGTGTTTGCTTACTCATCTCCTTCGCTTTGCCCTTTACATTGTCAAAGTCGTTTCCGACTCCGAACAGAGCAACTGATGCATCAATACCTAAATCTTCAAACTGTGTGGATAGTGTGGATAAGGCTTCTTGTTGCTCTTTTGGTGACATCTTTTTCAGGTCATTCCCGACGCTTGCAGCAACGTCTTTAACTGTTGCTTTTCCCTTTTCCCATTCTCCAAACACTTTCTTTGTATTGGATGAAAAGTTATTGATGTTCCCTTTAAATGTTCCGTCGCCCAGGCGAATCTGAAACTCTTTCAAGGCGTCCGCTGCCTTATCTGTGTTCATCGCTCCGTTTTCCATTCCGTTTTTCAGGAGCTGGAACATTTCTTTTCCTGAGTATCCGGCAGTTTTGAATAACGGCGAATACTCGTTGATCGTGTCCATAAAATCATCGGATGAGTTTAATCCGTTTTTATATCCAGCCGCCAGCAAGTCCATTGCTTCTTTACTGGATAAACCAAAATTTTTCATCAGCTTTCCAACAGCGACTGTGTTTTCTTTTACGTCTGTCCCTGTTCTTTTGGAGATTATTGCAAGTTGTCCGGCAACCTTCGAAAGATCTGTATCGTTCAGATCTGACATGTTTTGTTTTACTGCGATGATCGCGTCTGCCGCTTCGTTTGCATCTTCTACGACACCCTGTTCAAAAACTTCCTGTGCAGCTTTTCCATATTCCTGTGTCTTTTGCTTCGACACGTCAAGGTTCGCCGCTATCTTTTGTTGGGCGCTCTGCATATCATTTGCAGATTCTACTGCACTTGATCCAACTTCTTTGATCTTCTCGCCAACAGCACTTAAGTTCTCCGCAGCTGTCATGATTGTTTGAGCACTTATATTTTTTCCGATTCCACTGAGTTTTTCTGATGCCGTTTCGGATTTTTCGCCTAACTGTTCCAGTTTTTGTTGTGTTGCTACGATCTCTCGTTGTAGCGCATTGTACTGTTCTGGATTGATTGGTGCTCCAAATTCTTCTGTTACCTGCTTGGCTTCGTTTTTTAATCCTGATAATTTGGTTTTTGTTTCTGTTATCTCGTTTTTCAGCGCATTATACGCATCTGTATTTATCTCTCCTGCATCTTTCATGCTCTGCTGTTCATTTTGTAATTCTTTTAATTTTTCTTTTGTCTCTGATATTTCTTTCTGAATTGGATCATACTTCGCCTTCCACGCATCGTAATTATCCGCAGATTTTGACACCTCTTCGTTTGCTTTTTTCAGCATCTCAAGTTTGTTTTTAGTTTCTTCTGCCGCTTGTGCAAGAAGTGTCTGCTGCTGCCTTAATAGTTCTGTGTTTCCTGGATCAAGTTTTAACAGACGGTCAACATCTTTCAATTGAGCTTCGAGACTGCTAATATTCCCATTGATTCCAGAAAGTGCTTTATCGAGTCCTGTTGCATCACCGTTTAATTCAATCGTGATTCCTTTTATGTTTCTTCCTCTTGCCATCTGTTATCCTCAAAATCGCATCAAAAAAAGACACCTTCCGATGTCTTTTTTCTTTGCTTTCATTTAATATTCAAAACGATGTGTATGATTTCATCTACAAAACAGTCGCTTAAAATTTGTTAAAATCTTCCTGTCCTGCTTTGTCCGGATAATCATAATCATCATTTTTGTTTTCAATTGCCATATCCATGATCATTCCTATTGTGAGCTCTTCCAAATCGCTCATGGATAGTCCGATTTGGACACATCTTAAAAGAAACAGGGCTGTTGTTACTTCCCTGTCAATGTCGCGTTCTTTTTTTTTGAATGTTCCAATTGCTTGTTATTCAAATTCCATAATTCAAAGATTTCTGGGAGGATCTGATAAATTGAAAATGTTTCAAAACGATCTAACCACTTTCCAATATCGTTTGGCACCCGGCTCGGATCTGCATGCTTTGCCATAATGTACGCAATGTTTTCAAACATTTCCAGATTTTCAACAGGAAGCTCGTCCCCTTGTTTTTTCTTTCGATCCATTGCCTTTTTCAGTGCCATCATATCTTTAAAGATGTCTTTTCCGAATACGTTCCGATACATTCTTGGAATTGCAGCGCTGGACTTTAATTTGACATTTTTCCCATCAATCTTTACTGTCTTTTCCATCTGATTGCTCCTTTACACTTCAGCTGCCGTTGCTTCATAGACTTTGTTAAACCATCCATTGTAAGTTGTCTCATCCGTTTCGTCTGTTGTTTTTGCTTTGACTCTTCCATCTGCCAGCGGAGACACTGTCAATGATAACGTCTCTGTTTTTGGTTCGATTGTGTCTTCTCTTGTTTCGCTTTCGATCGTTGGGCGTGTTGCTTTGCAATTATATAGCACATGACGGATTCCATTGGCATCTCCGTCAAATTGGAACAATAGGGCAAACGATTTAACTGTCGCATCTGCATTTTCTGTCAGTACATTTTTTGTATCTTTGGTGTCTCCTAAGATGTCTGTTCTAAATCCGTCCGGAATTAATGCCATCTCTAAATCACCCGAATACCCATTATTAGTAACGGATACGTAATAAGCCACGCCATCCGCATAAAATGTACTTGTGTCTCCCTCTGCATCTAGCGATAGTGATACGGCTCCAGGAACTGCAACTGGTGTCCCCCATGTTATTTTCCCCTCAGTTTCCGTAGTTTCAGCGTAATGTACATTTTTCAGGTTGTACTTAATCTTGTTTTTTCCTCTTGTCATTTTTTACACCTCCATCTGGTAAAGGACTTCATACATCTGTTCGCTGTCAATGTACGTTTCTTCCTTTCCCCAGGATACGTTATAGTTTTTAAATATCTCTTCGATTCTTTTTTCTAATTCTTGATCTTTTTCGTCTGTATATAATTCAATATTCATCGCATCGATTACCGCATACACGACACCATCGGCGTAGAAATTTGCGCTCTCTTCATTCAGCCATACAACAAACGGCGGATCAACTGCGTTTTCTTCCGTGAAATGATGGTACTGGAATGGAAGTCCTGTTTCTGCAAGCATTTCTTCGATTCTTTCTTTGCTCATCATCCTTTTACCACCTCTTCCTCCAGTTTCTTGATTGCCTTTTGTTCTACTTTTTTGATGTGTGGAATTGCAGAAACACGACCGCCGCCACGCTTTGCGTGACCTTTTTCAAGCAAATGTGTCAAACGGTATTCTCCATTTCCGGCATAGATCGTAGAAGAATCTCCATTTGTCTTCTTCTCTGTTTTACTTCTCCAGCTTCCTGCATAATCTCCTGTTTTTTTAGGTGATGTTGTTTTTAATTCTTTCACTGCTTCTTTTGTTGCCTGCTTTACTGCTTCATTCAATACCTTCTTTTCAACTTTTGCGTATTTTTGCAGCTCTTTTCTGATTGCTTTTCCTAAATCTTTTGCTTCCACTATCTCACATCCTTATACGCAATTGGTGATCTTGACAATGATAAAAGCAGATACGGCGGCATCTGATCGAATTTATCCTGTATCTGCTCTATCTTGTATTGTTTCCCATTGATCAGGATCAGATCCATCCTTGATATATCTGGAATTTTGGGAATTGCTACCGTTTTCTCTATGTCATTTCCTGCCACTTTTGCATCCCAGAAGCGTTTGATACCGACGGTCATGTCTCCGTATCGGACCCTGTCCATTTTTGTTCTTACGATCTTTCGTTCTGACAGCTCACAGATCTGTAAGATGCCGTCATTGAATGTGATAAAATTATGATTCTTTATTCTTGGCATCTGCCCACCTTCCAATCTGCAAGGAAATGATCTCACTTTTGTAATTGTTCCAAAAATCATCTAATGCACCGCTTCTTGCATACATGCAATAATCTAACAATAGTTGTTTTTCTACTGTTTCATTTTCAAAATCGCATGTACCTATTTTCCCTTGCAGTGCTGCTTTTCCTCTGGTAATAATGCCAGTGAGCTTTTGTGTCTCGCTGGCATCCATATCCCATGTTATATCTAGGTAGTTTTTTACATCTTCAAGTAATTGTTCCATAGGCTTTCACCTATTCTTTTGTAACTGTGATTGTGTATGTTTTTGTCTCTGCGCCATCAGTTACAATAACTTTTACAGTGTTTTCTCCAGCATCCCATGTCAGTTTTGTTCCGTTTGGATACTTCTTAGTCTTAAATTCAATCTCAACCTCTGCTGTTGCATCCGCTGGCAGTGCTGTGATCGTATTACCTGCATCTGCTGTTGTTACAGTGTATGCTGTAGTTCCTGCTGCAAATGTTTCGTTAAATTTCTTGTTGGAGAATTTCAGATCTGCAAGTGTCGCATCATCCACATCTGCTGTATTCGTTACTGTTTCGATCTTGTAATAAGCCGGCTGTAAGTCTTTAATGTCAAATACAATAAATGCATTGTTGTCAATAGGGAATCCATGAGCGTACATCTTGATCAGATACACTCTTTCATCTTCCAGGAAGTGGTATTCGTCAGAATACAGGATGTTTCCATTATTGCCCATTCCTGCCCCCATAAAGTAAAGGTTTGCGATTCCAAAAACAGCTTTTCCTTTTTGCACCGCTGCGCTCTGCATAATATTCATATCAAATGGAAGCGCTGACACGTATCCACCGTTTGGTGCCGGGTACTGGATCGCCGGCATGACCTTGCTGTAGTAATCACTTGGGTTTACGAGAAGAATCAGGTCTGTTACTGTTCTAGACTCTCCTTTTTCATTTAGTGCCAGGATCGCAGCCTGTTTGTTTAACTGGATGTTGTCAAATTTTGTGATTTTCACAACAGCTTTGTCTGGATACACACCGGCGGTTACTGTAACGTTATCCCCTACCTGTTTTGTCATTCCGATCGGTTCATCTTTTCCAGTTCCGTTTACAATTCCATCTTCTAATCCGTTCGCAAGTGCTTCATACAGGATTGTTCTGATGTAATTATCTAACCATTCTGGCCCGAGGTCTAGCATCGCTTTAGAAATTGGAATAAATGCAGATAATTTGTCCTGTGTTACGTCAACCTCTTTGAATCCTGATTCAAGTTCCTGAATAATCTTATCTGTTAATTTGCCCCATGCTGCTTTCTGGAATCCATTGGTATTCATCATCATTCTTGTAAGTCCTGTCACGCTTGTGAACTGGATCTTGCTTAACAATGGGTGATTGGTTTCCAGATCATTGAATACAGAATCAACAATTGTTTCCGGCATTACAACGTCAAGATTTCCAAGTGCCTGTTTTGGATCGTTTGATTTCATTGCCTCAATAACAGCTTGATAATACTCTTTTTCTGTCGTTGTCAGCTGTCTGACTCCTCTTGTTGCAAGTACTACGGCATCATTGTTCTGTCTAAACTCTGATCTTGCCTGTGTCAGTACAGCTTCCTGAATATTCTCACATAACTGCATAAATCCATCGTCAAATGCTTTCAGATCATCCTGCTGCATTGCGTTATGCATCAGCTGTAAGATTTCCTGTTTTTTTGTTTCTAACATGTCTAAATTTTTGATTGCCATTATTTCCCTCCAAAAAATTTCTTAAGTTTGTTTACTGGCTCTTTTGGTTCTGGATTTTTCAATCCTTGCTGTAGTTTTTTTAGATCTTCCTTAAACGACGTCTGCATATTCATCTGCTGCCGCATTGCCTGGAGCTGCTGCATCATTGCCTTTTGCTGGACATCTCCATCGTCTTTCTGTTTCGATGTCGCAACTTCATCGATCAGTCCATACTCTAATGCTTTATCTGGCGTCAGATAAGTTTCTGCATCCATAAGCTCCTGTAGTGTAGCCTCGTCGATCGTTGCACGTTCCAGGAATACCTTCCGATTTGATTCCATTAATGTATCAAGGTCATCTGCACATTTTCGCAACTGTTCCGCATTTCCGTAACATTCCATCCACATGTTGTGCACAAGTGCAGATGTGCCAAGATTCATGATTCGTTTATCACACGCCTGTAAGACCAGGAATGCAATACTATGTGCTACTCCGTCTACAATTCCTGTAACTGTGCAATCTTTTTGTTTCAGTAAATTGTAGATTGTAGTACCTTCTGATACAGAACCGCCATTACTGTTGATATGTAATTCAATTTCTGAACCATCCTGGATTTCTTCCAATGCTTCCTTGAAATAGTTCGCAGATGTTTCCGACTCGCTGTATGACCAGCTGTACCAGTCAAATCCTCCGTATTTGGTTACATCATCATACAGATACAATTTTGTTGGTCCTGCTGCCTGTTGTGACGGTTCCAACCGCCAATACGTTTTAGGTTCCAATGTTCCCTCCTGTCTCGATCATTGCGTCAAGCACATCTTCTACGTTTGCATAATTCTTTGTGATGATGTGCTGGTTTGCCCAGTCCTCGTCGATTCTTGGCTTTCCAAGTAGTTCAAGAATATCATTCACACTAAATGCTCCGCAGCTGATCAGCTTGTCAATTGGTGTCGCAATATCAAATATGTCAATGTGTTTCACAGTTGTTGTGTCAATTCTCACATAATTTCCGCGTGAGAAATTTTCATAACCGCCCTCTTTCCTGTTGATCTCCTGCGTGATCATCTTCGCCAATGGATCAATCACAAAAGTCAGAAGTTCATCCACCGCTTTGCTTGTGTCTTGTACATCACCTTTCGCAAGGCTTGGTGGAAATGAAAAAGCCCTTGCAGTGAATTCAAATATATCATCTGCAAGCGCCTTGATATCTCTCGTATTTTCAGTTGAGTACGTCTTGCTGTTCTGGCTGATGTCTTGATAGGAGTAACCATCAAACAGCGGAAGTACTGCATTGTCTTTTTTAAAGAAATTTGCAAAATGTTCGCTCATCAGTTTTTCGAACGTTTCATCAAAGTTTTGTGCCTGTTGTGCCATTGCACTGATATTCAGGATTCCTCTGCTACCTCGTGATTTCTGATAAGCCTTGAATGCACAGCTCATTAATTTGCTATAAGTTGCGTTCATGTTGTCAATGTACCTTTTTACATCTTTAGAATTTAATTCAAAGAAGAACACATCTGACATGTAAAACGTCTCTGACAATGTATAATCATCGATTAGCACATTTTTGAATTCATAGTCGCGCAGTGCATACTTTCCTTTTTGATAAGAATCCGCAATGTAAAGAGCTCCATTGATTTCTACTACTAATGCTTCATTTCTGCGGTACAGCATACCGATCAGTTTATTAATGAATGCTGTTGCATTCTGGTTTGGATTTGGTTCGACGTTCCAGCGATACCATTCCTTTTCTTTCTTTTCTGTATTTTTGTAGTATGTTTTAAATTCACATTTTGATAAGGCATTTGCGATTTTGTTCACGCACGTCCAAAATGCCAATTCTTTTAAATACAACTCGTTGATCGCCTGCTGCACATCCTCATCTTTTATGAGTTCCTCAACCGTTACGGTCTTGGGTGGCGCAAGTTTCTGGATCAACCAGTCCTTGAATCCCACTGCTGCATCACCTCCTTTAATAGCTATAAATCTTAATCTTCGGTGTTGTTGTAATCGCTTTCTCTGGCAGTACGTCCTCGACTACCATACTTGCGACTAACGCCATAAATGGATCTGTTTTCCGTGACTTTGCTTCGATCTTTCCATAGACATAATTTCCAAAATCCATATCGTCCGGCTGTCCAATCTTTCGATTGTGTCTGACTAGTTTTGTATTATTTGCTGCCCATCTTAATTCTGGAGCTTCGCCCCAATGGAACCAGCGATTTACGAAGCAGTGATCTATCACAGGGACTATACGCATAATATCCGATGGTCTAATCAGTTTCAGGTTCTTGTATATTTTCTTATCAAATCCAATCGTCTCCAAGTATTTACTTAACAATGCATACCGAAAATCATCTATCGCAAGCATTTCAATCCTATAATACTGTTTCATTTTTTGAATATAATCCGTTATAATCTGCGGATGTATCTCTGGTTCATCAACGATCGTGATTCGTCCATCTTCCGCCCAGTCTTTCCATGGTATTTTTAACCTTGGAATATCCTTTGACTGGCTGCATATCCAGGAATGATTGATATCATACCTTTGATCTCCGTTCCTGAAGTGGAGGTTAACAGATACCCAGTCTGTGACTTTTGAAAAATCAATACCGCATGTACACGACCATTGCGTGACGTCTATAATCTCTTTTTTTGTTGCTGCGATGTTTTCCCAATCTGTTACCTTGATCTCGCTGGATCCGTCTGGGATATTCATTCTTTTTGTCATAAAAGCGGATAATCTTTGTGGATTTTTCTTCCAATCCCTGTACTCTTTCCGGATCTCCTCTAAAAGATTTGGGAAGTATGGAAGGGATGGGTTTGCTTTTGCCCAATTCGTTTCATCGTCTACTTCCTCTTTTGAATCGAGGCGGCATAAAAACGGCAGTAATCCATAATCAGGTTCATTTCCTTGCAAAATCTCCTCTGACTTATCAATCAGATCATCACACACACCTTCTCTTACATCTCCGTTTGTCGTGTAATAAGATCGCCGTGGATGTTTCTTCTTTCCAAGTCCTGTTGTGAAAACGTTGATGTTTTTGTAATCCTGGTACTGGTGAACCTCGTTAAAGATACAAATACCTGATCTAAGTCCGTCCTTTCCTTTCGGCGAGTTTGTCCGTCCTTTGATCACGGCTTTTGTTCTTAGCGATCTAACCTGCTCTTTGGTCCAGTAAAAGAATCTCTTTAATTTCTTCCTGTATTTCGGTTCGTCAAACGCATTGATGATATCATACACAGGTCTCATTGCCTGCTCTTCATTGTTTGCGCATATATCAACGTCATACTCTCGTATTCCACGATTATACGGCGAGGCAAGGCAGACAGATTCCCATGCAATCGTTCCATCTTTTCCGGCACCACGTCCGATCAGGCAAAACAGATCTGGCCAACGTGGCATCCCTGTCTCTCTCCAGTACGTGCAGTCGTGCAGACCGATCACAAATTTCTGCCACGGCATCAGATAATCGTACGGAAAATATTTGATCAAACTGATGTACCTTTCAAGCTGTTCATCATCTGTATAAATATCTTCCGTCGCAAAGCAACGTTTGACATGCTTTATCAGTCTTTTCTGATCTTCGCACGTTTTGTACGTTCCGTTTTCAACGATGTCAATCCATTCCTGGATATGTTTATTAATTTTACAATTCATCGTCGAAATCACCATCCATTTCCTGAACGGCTTTGATTCCAAGGGAATCCAGGATCCTCAGCATTTGAGTATTTACTTTTAAAAGTTGTTCAATACTTTCGTTTTTCTTAACTCCTTTCTGACCACCGCCATTGTTGTACTCAACTGTCACTCCTCGGTTTTGAATGTCCTGGATTAACAGGTTTTTTGTCTCATAAAATGACATATAATCGTCCAGAAGGTCAGAAAAATGCTCTCCATGTGTCTGATTTCTCTCCATTTGGTCCTGAAGATCTGCCTTGATTTTTCTGTACTTTGCTGGTTTTTTTGCCATTTTTTGACCACCCCCTTCACGTGCGCGAGGCAAAAATCTCGATTGTCGAGTCCACCCACCGGTCTCCGGTATCGGAATTAATTTCCAATTTTTTCGACCCGGGGGTATCTCTTCCATTTTCTTTCGATCTACCAACGTTCCTCTGTCAACGGTTCAGCTCTCTTCTTCTTTCTGTATCCATGCACCTCTTCATGGCAGTCATGGCACAGGCTGATCAGGTTTCTTTTTCTTTGTCCTCTGAATGTGTACCAGATATCAAGAGCTTTGTCTGGATGCTTCTTAACATAGTTCACATGATGAACCGTTGTCGCCTTTGTGTAGATCCCTCGTTGCTTGCACAGCTGACATTCTCCTTTGTCTAACTGTAAGACTTCTTTCCTTACATGCTTCCATCTCGTCCATGTATAGAAGCGATGTACATTCTCACGTACACATCGTTTTACATAATTGATTTCTCTTTCTGTCATTATCTTCATCCTTTCTTTGTCAGACTCTGACAAAAAGATTGCAGCATCTGGATTCGAACCAGAAGGATAATTGAGTAACAAACCATGCATTATGAAAGGAGGCGAACAGGTGAGATGAAGAAACCTGTTCCTTTACACCGTTGAGACCAGCAATTATTTTATCCTGCTCCTTCAGCTGCTGCCCTGTTTCGTTTGCCATATCTTGCATTTTTTCAAACACGTAAAAAGAACCCAGCTTTTGCCAGGTTCTTTTTATGCATGAAAAAGTGATCATGTGTAACTGATTTCGTTTTAATCAATTACATGATACATATTACCAAAACAAAGTGTGCATTTCTATGCATTTTAGTGCACACTTTTAATCAATGTTCAAATTCTTTAATGCTTTTGAATGTGTATTGTGCACCTGTCTCCAGCTGCAATTTAATTCTACGCATACATCTTCCCATTTCATAAATTTGATGTACCTAAGATACAGTATCTTGCTCTGTGTTCCATCCTCTACATCTGCAATCTTTTCTTCGATCTCTAGCCTGATCTGCTGCATTTCTTTCTTTTTGTCATCGATCTTGCTTAAGAACTCTTCCACTTTTACGATGTAGTCCGATATATCAGACGGTCTACTGCTGCCCTTCGGCATTCCAACATTGTCGTATTCAATCCCCTTTGGTCCGTTTACTTCTAATATCAATGCTTCTTCTTGTTCTCTTAGCGATTGGTACTTCTTTGCTGCATTTTTGTAACGATTCAGATATTCTTTTTTCTTCTTGTTCTTCTCTCGCTCTGTCATTCTTCCCATCCTCTCTCTGTCACCATTTCCGTCCAGATTTTTCTTGCATTAATTTCTTTCTGTGCAGCCTTCCTCTTGTCGTTGAGTAGACTGTGTTCTTGTTCTCTTTCTCCTTTTCTTTTGCTTTTGCCATACTTAGCTTCCATGCTACAAACTCTGTACACTTTCTTCTGCATTCGACTCGCTTTTCTCTTTCTCCTCCGTGATCGCATTTAAGGCACGGACAATCTTGCTGTCCCATTTTGTATCACTCCTTTTGTTCAATTCTTCCGGCTTCTTTTCTTTCTCTTGCATTTCTATTTTTTGCTGGCGTTTTTCCGGCGGCGTTTTTGTTTCCTTTTTGTCCACCTTTCTTTCGTGGTGCTATTGCAGCGTCCCACTTGTCTTCACTCTTCCATTTTCGGATTCTCTGCTGCGTTACTTCCGCCAGCTCTGCCAATTCCTTTGTTGTTATCTTTCCGTTACTTTGTATGTATCTTTCTTTCGATCTATCTCTTTCCGGATGTCTTGGTCTTCCCATCTTCTTCCCTCCCTTCTTCCTTTTGTTCAATGTCTTTTTTTCCTGCCATTAAATCTGGTATTAGTGCATCTCTTAATTCTGCTAGATATCTGTTTTCTTCTGTATTTAAATACATTATATGTTGTCTCCACATTTGCAATATAGATATAAGTATTGTTGATACTTTGTCTTTGTGTTTATTTTCAAACTTGAATTCCCCTTTCTTTTTTGATATTGCAACAAATTTTTCTTCTATGATTTTTTCTCCCGTAAATCCTAACATTTCATTTATCGTTTTATTAATCTCTTCTGATTGTTTGAAGCTTTCAAATACGTCATATAATCCTACTGATTTTGCTAAGCTTCCATTCATTGTTACTTTTAATCCGTTTTTTTCCTCGATGATATGATTAAGATCTTCGATAATATCTTTATATTTTCTATGTTTTCGTGGTTCAATATCAATCTTAATATATCTTGCTGGGGAAATATTGTATTTGTTTTCTTTTATATTTTCTAATCCTACCGATATCGCAAATTCTTTTTCTGTTACATGATTCTTTACTGCATTTATCGCCTTTTCTATTTGTTTATCGTTAAATACTGCTATCTTCTTTTTGTAAATTCTGTTTGTATGACTTTTGTTTCCATATTGTCCTCTTTGTTCTCGTTCTTCTTCGTCGTGCATATTTCTCATATCAACAAATTCTACTTGTCTCGTTTTTTTATGTTTGTCAAATACAATAATACATGTCGCTATGTCTGTGCTTTCAAACATATTATTTGGGCAAGTTATCACAGCTTCTATCAAGTTCTTTTCAATTAGATATTTTCTAATTTCCTGTTCTTGTTTCAGCCCGCTATTTAATACGCCGCACGGAAGCAAAAAAACTGCTTTTGAATCAATTTTTTCTAGTGCTGTTAAAACGAAGGCGAAATTTGCATTGCTTTCCGGTGGTAATTCACATTCATTGAATCTCGTTTGAATTTGTGCAAATGGTGGTATGTCCCATTTCATGTTATATGGCGGATTTGAAATTAAAGATGTTCTCATCATATCACTTCCTTTACATTTCCGTATCTATCGCCTTTTTTAACGCTATACATATGATATAGTTCGTTTTGCAAGACGTCAGCATGATATACTTTACACGTAATATTTCTCACTGCCATATTAAACAATAAGAACGGTATTACTCTTTCATCAAATTCATGCAGTTCAAAATGTTGATCCTGTTTCATGTTCCATCTTTGAATTGTCAGCGCTCCACTACCAGCACATAGATCAATTATTATTTCCGAGTCTTCACAAATTAACATTCCCATAAGTTTTGCTAATGACTTCGGTGTATAATCTTGCTTCTTCTCTTTTCTATCAGCCTGGTAATATTGATAAATCATTTGTAGCCAATCAACTGTTAAATCATTTTCTACCAGCTTGCAAAATTTATCATAAATTTCGTTGTCATTTTGTGTCACAACTTCAAATAATCTTTCAGACATTTCGTTTATATTTTTTATTCCTAACAGATCAATCATTTTATCTGTAAGTTCTTTTAATTCCATTTTTTCTCCTATTCATATCTTCCTGCATCTATTACCATTACTGTAATAAGTGCCTTAATTAATAAATCGTTCATTTTGTCTCCTAACATTCGATCTTAATTTTGCTCAATTCCCTTATCTTGTCATAAGTTTCATTTGCCAGCTTATTAACGTTATCCAGGTCTTTCATGAGCCTGTCCAATTCTTCACGTTCCACGGATACCCTAATTTTTACTAACTTTTCTTTATTTCCGCGTACAGTCGGAACTCCTAACATCCGAAACGGTCCGCCTCCACATTGCGAACAGCTTTCTCTGTCTCTCCATTTTCTAAAATACACGTGTATTCTTCCGCAGTTTTCGCATCGTACAACTAAGCATGCATTTTCTTCTTCATTCCTCTTGTTCATTTTTTCCTCCTATAATTTGTTCAGTGGGCATCTATCGCATATATCTTTACATTCCTGATTAAAATTCGGAATCATTTTGGTATATACACAATAATCATCACACATCTCCTGCTTCACTTCTTCCAGGATATCTGTTACCGTTTTGCTTTTCTCGCTATCTTCTTTTGCAGCTCCTGTAATTTCTGCAATAGTTTTTTGTTTCTTCGTGATATCTTCTTCTATCCCCAATAAGTAATCAGAAGTGGTGTGTAACGCATTTGCCATATTGGCAATAACTAATCCTTTAGGGGTTCGTTCTCCGCTGATGTATCGTGACACGGAAACTTCAGTAACACCAACTTTTTCAGCAAGCTCTTTCTGTGTCAATCCTCTTTTTTTCAATAAACCTTTAATCCTACCTCCTAAGTTATTCTCGTTCATTGTATTTACCTCGTTTTCAAGCACAATCGCATCTCCTAATATCTGAAACGGTCCACCTCCACAGAAAGTACACCCATCTCCATCTCTCCATTTTCTTAAATACACATGTATTCTTCCACAGTTTGCGCATTGTACAACTAGGCATGTTTTTTCCTCTTCATTCCTCTCTTTTGCAGCTCCTGTAATTTCAGCAATAGTCTTCGAATGCTCTTTTGTGATATCTTCTCCTGATCTAATTTTATAATAAAGCTCGTTGATCTTTTCATCATCCATTTTGCTAAAAGCACAATTAATCGAAAGTTCATCAAGATCACACTTATCACATCCATCTTGCATATTGCAAAAGCCACGTAGTTCGTATATCTTTTCTTCTCTTGTCACAGCTCGTCCCTCCTATATATAATTCTCCACAAACTCCAGTCATCACTCATGATTTTTTCTCCTATTCGTACCTTCCTGCTCCTGCTCCGTATCGGTGCCACGTTGCTCCTTTTCTAACCTTCTTTCTTCTTCTGTTTATTATTTTTTCGTGATCGGCAATTATAATATAGCGATACTTGTTATCCCAGTACTCCAGCATTTGTGGACTGATTCCTGTTTTCTTTGCCATTGTTTTGTATGTTATTCCGTCAAATAACATTTGAGTTACAATTCTTTTTTTGTATTCTTCGCTGTATTTTTTGCGATTGTTGTCGTCTACTTTTTCTATCTCTTCGTCTTTATACTGTTTTACCCACTTTCTCAATGTCATCAAGGTTATTTTTGTTTTAGCTGCAAATTCTCTCCTCGTCATCCCTGACGCTAGTAACATTCTTACGACGCCTCTTTTAAATTCTTCTGTATATTGCATAGTTTTGTTCTCAGACAGCTTAGTTCTTTACCTGATGCAGTGTATTTAACCGCGATCACTGGTTCTTTCTCTTTTTTGTCTAATCATGTTAAATCGCTGTGATTCTTCGTTTGTGGTTTGTGATTTGTAAAAAAATAATAATGATTGTGTTATAAATAAACAGAAACTTGATAATGTATAATAAAACTTTGTTAATAGTTGCTAAAAGAATCTCTCAGGTAAAGAATTAAGCTGTCTGTTTTCCTTTCTGCCTGCTGCCTTTTCTGGCAGTAGGCTAATAGATCTCATCATGGCTTATACATGACTTCTTTGTTTCTTATGCGTTTTGTTAATAGTTACTGTGGTATATTGCAACTGGTCACTACCAGTAGTGCATCATTTCATTGTGTCCGATTCGGACACCTGTTTTTAGCCTTTTCTTTTGCTATAAATCTTTTTAATGACTGTCCATTCATTTTTCTTTTATTGTTTCCTGCATTATGCAGCTTTCTCTTTTGCTTTCTTGCTTCTCTTTTGCTTTTGCAAATTTTAACCTCTACAACTTTCGGATGCATTTCCCCTCGTATCCCATACACGAGCCATCCATCTCTCGTTTCTTCTTTCTGTATTATTATTCCTGGTACCACTATTGGTCGTTTCCCATCTCCAAACACTACTTCTTTCATATTGTTGTTTATTTGCTTGAATTTTTCTTCTAATGCCTTAGACATCTCTTCTCCTGTTACCATCATTTTCTTTCTCACTTCTTTCATCTTTTCAAGATTTTCTGATAATCTCAGCGCTTGATCCGTTTTTGTATCGAATGCCGTTTCTGTTTTTTTGATTCTTTCTGTTATTCTTTTAAATGCTTTTCTTATCCTTTTTATCCCTTCGATCATTGTTCTTTCCTTTCTGCGAATTCCATGATTTCTGCCACGATCTCCGTCGTGTACACTTTTGTTCCGTCTGTTTTTGTATAGCTCCCTGTTTGGATTCTTCCTTCCAGTGCGATCTTAGTTCCTTGATCCAGCCATTTGTCTGCAAATTCTGCACCTTTGCCAAATGCAACGCATCCGATAAAGTCTGCATCCTGCTGCCCTTCTCGCTTAAATCTGCGATCTACCGCTAGTGTGAATCTTGCTATACACAGATCGTCTTCATTCCAGCTTATCTCGGGCTTCCTGGTTAATCTGCCCATTAGCATTACTTTGTTCATATGTCCTCCTAAATCGTGTAGGTGTCATTTTTCTTTGCTTCTATATCTGCCATTGTTTTAATGATCCCAATTATGTTTCCTTCTGCATCCATTACCACGACTATCTTTTTTTCTTCTCCTTCCATATGTACATCTGCCACTCCATACATACGATTTTTTCCGAATTTCTTTATCACGCTCTGCCATATCCATGTTTTTTCTCGTCCGTAATCAATCACAGCGTTCGCAATTTCTCCGCTAAATGTAATTGATTCTTTTATGATTGTGGCACTTCTTGTTGCATCCTCTACATCGTATGGATTTAAGCTTGTTATGTCCTCATTTTTTTCATAACGCTTTGGATTTAACATCATATCTTCTTCTGGCACATACACTCCATATGTTCCGTTGTAAATCAATACATGTGTTCCGTAATCACAGATACTATATCCTGCTCTGTCTTTAATCGCGTCTATTTGAACTTTATCTCGTATATCCATGTTTATTCTCCTTTTTCTTCCAATCCTAAAATACAGTAACCTTCTTCCAGACCCTTAAAACCTTCTAGGATATAGATCACTTGTTTCTCTGTTACTCTTCCTGTTTCTTCTCCATCGCTCATCTCGTGCAGTTCCAAGATGTCCCCGATCTGATAGTTCCTATCATTTTTTTGCAGTTCGAATGACTTCTTTCCTGTGTTTACTGCATCGAAGAACATCTTTGCAAGCTTTAGGCGGTGTCTTCGTTCATCTGATTTGCTTCCTGGTACTTCCACTTTGTTCGTCTGCGGAATTTCTACGCGTTCCGTCTTTTGTTCTTCTGCTGCCTTAGTATCGAATTGGATCATATTGCTGATCGCGTCTGCCATTTTAATAACTGTCTTTTTAACAATTTCTTCAAAATCATCTTTGCATAGTTTTATATAGCCTTTTCCGCAGTCATACCATCCATCAAACCCATTAGATCCTCGTAACGTTCCACCAGCTCCTTTATATCGTTCTTCCATGTATTTTTTTAATTCCAATGAATTCTTTATATTTTGTCTATTAATGTCTCTTTGAATTCTCTCTGCAAATGCTTCTAATGCCTGTTTTTCTAATTCATCCTGATCCTGACAGTATTCCGAATAGTCTCTTTCCGCTTCCATCTGTCCTTCAATCTCTGCTTCTTCCTCTTCTTCGGTCTCATCCGCTTCGGCTTCCTGTCTTGATTCCTTCAAATTTTCTTCCTGTTGTTCTTCCAAGATGCGTTGCTTGTATTCTCTTATCTTTTTTACAGTTATGATCTTATCTGGATACCAGCTATATATTTCTTCCTGTTCATCTTCTTCCAGTCCTGCGATCTCCACTGCTGTCGAAAAGCTGATTTCCTGCCGTTCTAGGAGTTCTCTTAGCTCTGGTATCAAATTGTTATTGATGCTCATTGCATTAGCGATCTGTGTCGGCTTCTTTCCTGTTATTTTTGCCGCAATGTCTCTTAACCTTCCAGATTGCAGATCGTAACCCATAATCTGCTCGCCTTTTGTTTTTGCATCTGCTAGAGCATCCATCAGCATTTGTATTCTTTCTAGTTCTTTTTCTGTAGATACTCTCCTGTAACTGTTTGATATACATATCTCTATCACTTCTTCATTCTTGCTTCGTGGCTTTCTGATCTGGCATGTGGCTTCCCTAAATTCCTGGAGGTCTTCTTCCTCTACCAGCTTCTTTAATGCTCTCCATCTTCGTTCACCGCCGATCAGCTTGTACTCTTCTCCATTTGTGTTTGGTTCGTACATGACTTCTAGGGGCTGTAGTAGTCCAAGCAATTTGATCTCTGCTGCCTTTTCATCGATGCCGATCTGATCGCTTATGTTGTCTTCGTTCGCGTAGATATTATAGATATCTATGTCTTTCGTGCGGAATCTCGCTTTCGGCTTTTCTTCGATTCCTTCCTTGCTTGTCTTATTCAGCATGTCCATGACGTTAAATCCTGCCATGTTTCTTCCCTCCTTTC